GCTTCCACCATCATTCCACATCACCCCCACTCACACACTGCACGGCTGCAACCGCCGCTGTCATTGCTGAAGCCGACTCTTGCCTCGCTTCCTGCGCCAGTGCCAATTTTGACACGCGTTTCCGACGCGTCACATCATGCCTCAACATCCCTGCTAGCGATTATGCTGCGCTCAGGGAAGGCACTTTCCACGCCTCCACACACATCATCAAAGCTGTCGAACATTCACGCAAGGGAAATTTTGCGGAAGCAATCCTGGATGTGGAAGCATGGGACCGCGCGGGTCCAGGATTGCTTATGGATACAGAACCGCAGAAACCAAGCTTCCCATCTTTACTCCTAAGCTCGTCAATGAACTTCTTGCTAAGGCACCTCATTCTGATGGACACCCTCGTCGTATGCCTTGCACTGTCACCACCCCCAATCGCACACTCCCTCGTTCTATTGTTGCTGTTTCCATGCCTGGCCCAAGCGTGTCAGGTGTGTACCCCATTGGACCTGATGGTCGCGATATTGCGACAGCTCAGAGTGGTTTCCTGAAGAGAGTTGCAGCCATTTTACCTGAGCCGGTGGACGAGAAGCTGCAGGGGCTGAAAGTGTTTGTCCGCAATTGGGTCAAGAAGAACATCAAACCTGTGACTGTAATGGGATTTGAAGAGTGGCTCGGAAGCACCCATTACAATGAGCATAGGAAAGACGAACTGCGCAAGGCAGCGTCCCTCACAAATCACTTCCCCTCCGCACGTAAGTGCTCAAAAGTTGAACAACACATCAAGAGGGAAGCCTATCCAGAATACAAACAGGCTCGCACCATAAATTCGAGATGCGACGAATTTAAGGCGTGGAGTGGTCCCATCTTTAAGTCAATTGAAAAACAAGTTTACGCTGTCAACAACACCAATGGCCAGCCCTTCTTCGTGAAGCACATGACTAATCCTGAACGCGTCAGTAGGATACTTGCAATGTCACAGCCAGGACGCAAGTATTATGCCACCGACTACACCTCCTTTGAGAGTCACTTCACCCCTCAGATCATGGAGTCCATTGAAATGGTCCTGTATGAGCACGCGCTTCGTAAGTATCCGGGTTACTACAAGCGGATCCATGACGTGCTGTGTGGCCCCAATCGCATCTCAAATCGCATGGGCATGAAAATGACGATTCGTGGTCGTCGCATGTCCGGCGATATGAACACCTCACTCGGCAATGGATTCAGCAACCTCATGCTTGCACTTTACCTCGCAAAAGTCAACAAATCAACATACTTCGACGGCGTCTTTGAAGGAGACGACGCCCTATTCACCACCAATTCACGTGTCATTGCCTCAGACTACGCCGATCTTGGTTTCACCATCAAAATTGAACCCCACAATGATGTTCAGTCTGCCAAGTTCTGTGGGTTACTCATCACACCAAGCAACCACACCATCAGGGACCCGACCACTGTCATGTCAACCCTCATGTGGAACATGACCCACCCTTCCTGCACTCACAAGACCGCGATGCAACTCCTGCGTGCCAAAGTTATGAGCCTGGCCGTTGATGCTGGCAGTGCTCCTATACTTTGGGCCGTGTGCTCCCACCTCCTCACTTTTACACAATCCTACACACCAAAATTCACAGACCCAATGACGGCGAAGAAAGTAGCTGATCATGACAACATCCGCACCACCACACCCACCAACGACGACCGGCTGTTCTTTGACCGAGTCTTCCACATATCACCCCAACTTCAAGTCCAACATGAGGCGCTCATTCTGAAAGGCGATTTTTCACGCCTCCACGAGATACTCAGCCCTCATCCTGACCATCATGATTTTGGTTCAAGGTTCCTTGAAGTCCAGTCAGGTTGCGTGTGTCACGGACACGTCACTTGATGGCAAAACACCCCCATGATTGGGGGGTGGATGTCTCGGATACTCGGGGACAGTAAACACGGAGAGTTACTCTTTTTTCTAAAAGGGGGG